CAGGATCTTCTCCCAGCTCCTTCACGAGGGACCTGTTCCCGAACTCTACTATGTCCTTGTTGCTGGGCTTGATGATCCTGCCTGTGTGCCTTCGGTGCTTATCAAACATCACTATGTCTCCTTCCCACCAGTGACTATGTAGTTGATGGTTGTTTGGCTCGGATGCCACATCTGGAGGGTGTCATTCGTGTCTCCCAGGACTATCCCAGGCACCCCACAGTCCAACAAGTAGGTCTCATTAGTAGCCAAGGACCTACTGAAGAAAGCCTCTGTGGTCCTTGCAACTCCAACAACTCCCCCATTGTCAGGCACCAGCATCATCCTGGTAGAAGTCTCCGAGAAGTTGGTAAGCCCATCCGCAGTGACATGCAGCCATATCTGCCTCACATACGAAGTAGTCCCAGAGGGATTTGTGTAGATGGTAGAAGTTCCCCCTGAAGTCCCTACAGCTCCTTGTGCCAAAGGTGCATAATCGAATCCCATGATTTAACCTCCTCTTTTTATATTATTCCAAACTTCTTTCTGTTCTTCAAAAGGTCCACACTTCTTTCTACTGTGTAGACCGACACACCACCACTCCCATCTGCGAGCAATGCCTGATACTGGGAGGCATAGTCCTTGGAAGTAGCAGAATTGCTATACAACAGCCTTGTCCACGGTAAGGAGTTGTGGACATTGTTCACTATCTGCCCAAATTGGGGAGTCGTCATGCTGCTGTCCAGCACGGCATCTTTTATCGTTACAGTAGTAGTTCCGCCGGAGTAGACCGCGCTCGTCACATAGCTGTACTGGGGAGCCCCAGACACCCCACTGAACTTCAACGCTCTGCCCACAGTGTAGACTGCCGTCTTGTCCCCGGTCTCCTTAAACTGAACAGGGCTGTGGTATGCCCACGGAGAAGTAGCAGAAGTCCACCAGGCCCCCGCAGGAGTAGACCCAGCCAACGTTCCGTCAGGGTTGAGGCTCACATCGAGCCTGTTCGCGAGGCTTGAGTGAGAACCTCTGGAATTTACTATTTCTGTGTAAGTAGTGGTGTTGTAATCCACAGTTCGCCATTGGGTCCCGTCATAGATCTTTAACACTTTGTTTGAAGAATCATACCAGGGTCTTCCTTCCTCTGGATTGGAGGGAGAAGAAGATCCCACAAACAACGTAGCGCACGCATCGAAGTGGTTCCGTAGTATTTGGTACAATTCCCCGAAAGTAGTCACACCACTTTCCGGCTTGTCTTTGTTATAAGTTTGGCCCATTGGTTTACCTCCTTCTTTTAAAAGCCTTTTATCAGTATGTCTACAGCACCAGCCTGGCTGGTGCCACTACTGTCAAACAGGGTCACGTAGAACTCGTCCAGACTCTTGTTCTTTATGCTGTAATAGTAGGAATCGGTCAGTACAGAACAAGCCACTACATACCCCATCAAGAATGTGAGCCCGAAGTCCGAAGACAGACTGAAAGTAGTCCCTGAGGCCCCTATGCTTTGGTTTTCGAAGGTGTACAGCTTGTCTGGGACATCTACATAGCTCTGCAGACTGGTATAGCTGAGTGTTGTATAGACACTGTCCAGGGCAAATGAATCTTTCCTTTGGAAATACCTGAAGGTCCCTGCAACAGGAGTAGTGTATGTACTCCAACTCAAAGAAGTCAACGGGGAGGTGTCCGAGAACCTGTACAAGGTATAAATTTCTGCTGCAGAAGTCACTGTTATGTCGGTGTCATTAGGGTACGTCAAGTCTGTCCGGGAAGGATATGTCAAGTCTGTCACTCTTTTTATTTCACTGTCATATTCCTTGAGGAGCCTGAGAGTAGATTGGACATTTGCCCCTATGTCTCTTATGGGACTTATATAGTAACCAGTCAACTTGGTAGTTCCAGAATACTCAGTCAAAGAAGTTCCTGAATCTGTCCATGTACTCACACCACTTCCCACATCTACCAAGGCATGGGGGACATGGAGCCCCACCGTGTTCCCAGAATGGACGAATATCAAGTTGTCTGTGACGTGGCTGCTTGAGGCTATCCCGGCCTTGAAATCTGCTATTTCTTCCTTGGAGTAGACGATGTTGATAGCATTCTCTATCCCACTCACATTAACAGTCACAGAAGTAGCATTGACGGAGTAGTTTCCACTCGTGTCAATTGCCTTTATCCAATAGGTGTAGGTCCCGTCATACGTGGCATAGTGGACGTATGCGTTGGCAGAGACTTCTTTCACTATTGGAGTGCCGCCCTCCCAAGAAGGTCCTTCCCGGATTTCATATCCATTCCTGTCCACATCAGTTATATGGTCCCAAGTGAATATGAGTTTTAAACCCTCCTGGGAAACACGGAAGTTCTCAACATCACCCGGCGCAGCCTGCTTCCACAAAGTAGTTATGTTCACATAGTTCACATTGTCCGGGGAAGGATACTTCCCTGTCAGGTCGGACACACCGACCACTGCTATCCTGTACTCGTGCAGCCTCTGCCACTCTTGAGTGCTTGTGAACCCCGGATCATCAGTGGCCCCTAAGAACTCCCAGCTCGCCCCATCTACTGAGAGGTCTTTCCTGTAGACCCTCCAACTCCCATCCATTGAGTTGGGGTCCTTCTGCCAGGTCACGTGGACGGATGACTGCCAAGTTCCTCCAGGCCCAGCCACCAAGCTTTCCGTCGCCTCCAGTCTTATTGCTACCGGGTAGGGACTGAGGGCTGTTTCGCTCAGGGTCACTGGGGTTCCTTCTACATAGAGACTTTCGTTGTACTCCACTGCGGTGATGGTCCGGCGGAGATCCTGGTCTCTGGTGATATTTGTGACTTTGAACTTCTTGTACTGGGAGTCCCGGACCCCGAAGGAGAAGACATCAAACCTTTGGGGGATTTGGTGCCAATCATTCTCAAGAATTAGGATATCAGAGGTCAGGGGAGAAGTCGTATCATAATCCCAGAAGAGGTTTTCCCCGTCCTCTGTAATAAGCAGTTCTCCGCTTTCGGTAGTCAGGGACACCGCCCTTTTGACTATCCTTGTTTCAATTGTATCATCCTGATGTCTGACAGAGATCACATAGGTAGAAGAACCGGACATGGTGACTTCTTGGTCAAGCACCACTGCATTAGCAGTCGCATCCACTACTCTTCCGCCATATCCCCACACAGGAACATAGCTCTGGACTGCTATTACATCGCCAACCTGGCAAGCTATAGCATCAATGTCTGCCCCAAAGGAAACAGTCTTTAGCAAGTACTGGTTACACTTGAGCCTGTAGTCTGCCTCCTTCCATGCCTGCTCGTAGTCCGTACAGCCATGAAGAGTCATCTGGGTCTTTCTGACTTCTCCGTCCTCTGTGTAACCATTTCCAAAGACCAGAAAGGACTCTCTCTGGTAGTCCCTGTCCTTGTCGAAGTAGGATACTTCTATTACATTCGCCCGATCCTCCTGCTTTAAGTAGTCTATCTTGAAGGAGTCAGCCACCATGTTGGCGTCGCTGAAGAGCTGGCTGACCTCGCTCGGCCTGTCAAGGATACAGGAGAACTTCGTCCCCCTCATTATTACTGTTCCCCTGCCCACTTGGGAGACTTCAGCCAAAGCATCCCAAAGGTTCATTTGGGAGTCGTACACCATGTTGAACTCCAGGCCTTTGGACTCACAATAGTCTGCCCAATCCTCGAAGTCTGCGTATATTACCCTTGAAGGATCTGCTCCCTCGACTTCTTTCACATCGAGATTACTTCCATTAGCATCACACTCATAGATGGGCCGTACAAGTATGTCATACGCTGCCCAAGCAGGGTTGCTGGTAGGCTTGGCCACCCACTGGGAACCATCCCATACCGCAGTGTAGGGTCTCTCTATGTCACAAGTAATTGCGGGCTGGGTATTGCTGAGCTGCGCAGTGGCTTTTATCCTTACCCCCAGCAGGGCAAGTGTCGGATAGGAGAAGTCATCAGTAACAATCTCCCCTATTCCTGCCAGGTAAACGGTGTCTGCCACTTTTATTCCCTGCGGGCCGGATGTTCTCCTGATCCGCACATCGTACCGGCCGGGGGAGAGGTTCCGGATGTCATAGGCCTTCCGGACTTGGCCCCTGGATGAGGAGGTTATGGTCTTGTCCCCATCATCTATCCATGTGCTGTCTTCTGCCTTCTTGTACTGTATGCTTATGGTCACCGAGGCACTGATCACATCCCCATCATCATTTATTGCATACAAGCCAGCAGGAAAGTTCACCTCTACTCTTAAGCCTTCTACCGCCGAGCCGGAGGTCTGCTTGACGAGCCAACTGGTGGTCAGCTGTATGTTGTAGGAAGTGGTGTTGAAAGTGTCCCCGAAGTACTCTATCGGGGTCTGGTTAAGGGTCCCGACCCTCGTGTCATACCAAATATCAGAGTAGTTGTCTATCGGCTGACCATTGATCTCTATGTTAGTGATGTTGTTCACTGGGCCTTCGGCCAATCCCATCAACAAGTTCAAGTACTGGTCATTCCCAACTATGTCTATATGCCGAGCAATTATGTTTCCGGCCACCTTCCTCTTCCCGTACAGCCGGGGGATGGGGATGCCCTGGGACTTTAGGTTCTCCATCGCTCCCCACCCATAGGTGGTGGTCTGTCCCATGTCCGGGCCTCCCCCTGATGTGCTCTGGGGCACAACGGTTGGGGAAGTGTAATTCAGGGCAGACAGCTTTGGCAGTGTCGGGGTGGGGGGAGGAAGAACTGCGTTCAGCAGCATCGCGCCTGCGGCCTGTACCGCCATCATCGCAGCCATGGCGACTGCAGCCTTCGCGCCCCCTGCGGCCATCACAGCACCCATGGTTCCTGCTTCAGCCCCCACGACCATCGGGGCCACCCACCAGGCAACCACTGCTATGATAATCATAGCAACTATTCTAAGAATGCCCTTACCGCCTCCATGGGGAACACAGGCCACTACTATATGGTCACCTGGCCTCGGGCAGATGTGCTCTACTTCCCAATCAGTCAGCTTCTTCCCGCTCAACGAGTAGACTATATGTATGCCCCTTCGCACAAGAGGGTGAACTTCTCTGGTGTACTGGGACACAGGCTTGCCGAGTTCACAGTCTACTATCTCATCCCTCCGGTCCCTCGGGTTGAAGGGGTTGTAGAGATAGGTGACAAGGACCTTGCCTGTCTTTAGTCCCGGATTCCAGACAACTTTCGGCTCCAGGGGCTGTCTTACTGTGAGGGCTTTCTCGTGCATCGGTAATAGCCTTTTATCCTATTTTTCCAGAAAGGACTGTTCACTCTGTCTATCACCACCCCGCCAGCTTTGGCATAGGTGTGGATGAACTTTCCTTTGCCTATATAGACGCCCAAGTGGTTGAAGAACTTCCCTGACCCACTTGTTCTTGTCAACACTATGTCCCCAGGCTGGGGATCTTCTACTTCCATCCAGTCTTCGTCCTGTTGGAGGTTGTTGAGTAGTGCTTCGTGAACCTTGGTGGTGTCAAATGCGTCTACTCCGTTTGACACTGCGAGCAGATGCTCCTCGTTAAGGGGCACACCGAACCTCTTGGCAACTTCTATTGCCACCCCAAAGCAATCGAGGCCCTTCTTGGGGTCTCTGCCCATATTCACAAACGGAACACCTATCAGATCTTCCAACTTAGGTTGTGACATAGAGCCCTCCTTCCGGTATTCCAGGGAACCCTCCGAACCGTTCCGAGTTCCCCCGTTTTCTACAGTCACTCAACGTTTTGTTACAAGTAGTGTATGGAGTCGTCCCACTGTATCCACATCTCAGCCCAGTCCCAGGGGGATAGTTGAACTTGAACCGGCACCAGTTCTTCACATACCTATGATTCGGGAAAGTAACATTCTTAAGAGAAGAAGCAGACAGGCTGAAGGTGATCCACTGGGGGTCAGAAGTAGAATCGACCACCACAAACTCTTCCTCTACTTCCGGGCCATAGTCTAAGGCGTCTGAATGAACCACATAAAGCTTGACAGTGTTTCCAACCAATCCCCCGTACTGCTCCACGTAAGGCATCAGGGCTCTGGTCACATTGCTGACCCGGACCGTCAGCATCGTCTGTTCGCCGCTTTCCTCCGATGCCTCATCCAGCTCGAAAGGAAATGCTTGCCAAGTATGACTGTTCCAGATAATGTCCTCCGTATTCCTACAGATCCGGACAACGGTGTCATCTGATAGAGTAACCTCCAGGAGTACAATCCACGCCCCATCGCTCACAAGCTTGTTCTTCTCAAGTATTGCTGCTGCGGACAAGTCCAGTGTCATGCTCCTAAACCTCCCTTATCTTTATGCTTCCGTCCCACAGGTCTTTGGTCCTGTTGGAGAACTTTATCTTGTCATTGACAAAACGAACTTCGTATGTCGTTCCGCTCAAGGGATTGTGCCAAATGAAGCTTTCCGCTCCCCCGCTCACAGTCTCCTCGAAGAAAGTGACCAGCGAGGTGTGAGAGCGATTGGACATATTCTTCCAGTGAAGTGTCCACTCCTTGCGGGCCCTGGTCCACTTCGCCCGACTAAGTTCATAGCCGGACTCAAAAGGAGACCTCAAAGTTGCCCTGTGGCTGGTCTCATCTATCCGGTCATAAACCCTACTTATGCCCGTCGTTCCGCTCGGAAAGTCTACTGGCATTTATACTACCTCCCTTTAAGCACTTCTTATGGCCCGTCGGAAGCTGTAGCTGGTGTCCAGCCCCTTCAGGACCATTTCCATAACCCACTTCTGGCCATCCCAGCTCGGTGAGCCTGCCTGCTCGGCTTCTACTCCCTGGCCGGTCTGGTTGATGATGTTTATTTGGATGTCCGGGGGTTTCCTCTCCCCAGCAGGCAGCACCGTCTCCCCCTTCTTAAGGATTGCTGGGAACTCATCCGGGGAAAGCCCATTGTGAAGCCTCGGGGCATCCCTGAACCATTCAGCAGGGACTTTTCTTGTCGGCAGAGCAGTCTGCCCAATTACTCCTCCGCTGTGAACCCAAGTACCTTCCACTGTAGAAGTGGTTATAGTTGTGCCCACATCCCCGACAGATCCTCCCCCGGTGAACCAGCCGGTGATCCCCTTGACCAATCCTCCCACCATAGGCTCTAACATACCAGTGAGGGGTTTTACTATCAACTGCCTCATTAGGATTTGTGCTATGTCATTCAGTATGCTACGGGCCATGTTAGAAAAGGCATCCTTTACAGACATTGTCCCCCTGATTATCCCCATGAAGGCCTCCGAAAAACCCCCGACCATAGAATTGGTAATCTCTTTGGTAATTTTTTCTGTTTCCCTTTTCAACTTTTCATATTGCTCGATCTCTCTCTGAATGCCATGGTCTCTGATCCGGAATATCCTTTCATATTCTTCTTTCAACCTCTTCTCGCGCAGTTCGGCCATCTTCTTGTCAGCTTCAAGTGCCCTCATCTGATCAGGTTCCGGCTCGTACTGGGGGATTTCCATTGCTTCAAGTTGTTCTTTTGCCTGCTTCTCTAATCTCTTTCTGATTTTGAGAATTTCCTGAGCTGCCTTTTTTTCTTCTTGTACTCGTTGCCTGGCTGCCTCTTTGGCTGCCCTGGCTGTTTTTTTGATTTCTTCAGCTTTTGCTTTCTCCTGCTTTAAGAAGTACCTCTCACCCGCTGCCCAAGCCTCATTCATACCCTCGTTCAGTTCCATGCCCTCTTTGAATGCCTCATTCAACCGTTTTTGGTATTCCTCTTCTTCTTTGAGTGTTGCTAAAGACTTCCGTGCAGTGTTAATCCGCGCGGTCAGCATTCTTATTTGGTCTTGGATTGCTTTCTTCTGCTCAGGTGATTGCTTAAAAAGCCCAAAACTACCCTCCATGCTTTTAAGCTTATTGGCAAGAGCCCTTCTCTGTTCTTCGAAGGTCTTAATCTGCCTTTTAAGCACTTCTTCTTCGGTTTGAGGAAGGACTTTTTTCAGTTGATTCAGAGCAGTCCCGATTCCGAGCCCGATCAGCCTTCCCTTCGCACCGAACATTGCCCATCCAATCACACCAAACTCGGCAATCTCCGGATACCTCTTTATAAAGTCTACTATCGAGAAGAGGGTGTCCTTGGCAGTAGTGAGGACATCAGTTACTTTCTGCCTGACCAACTCCTCATTGAGCCTTATCCAGTTCCCAAGTTCCCTCGTGTACTCGACCGTGGCGTCGGTCAATTCCTTTAAGGGGTCCCGATAAGATTTGTACAGGGCGAGGCCTACTTCTTGTATGGCTGACCACAAGGACTTAAAGCTGCCCCACAGGGTGTCCCGGATAGATTGGGCCAGCTTTTCAGAAGTCCCCCTCGACTGCTCCAATAAAGTGATATAGTTTCTTATCTCCTGACTGGTCATGTCAAAAAGAGAAGACAACTGCTGAGCCCTTGCCCCGAGAAGCTTTGACACTTCTTCTGCAGACATCTGGGAGTCGACCATCTGAAGAATTACCTCAGTAAAGTTTTTCATCCGGCCCTCCCCATCCCGGAGCGAAATGTTGTACCTGTCAAGTATCTCCTGTGCTTCTTTGGTTGGATCGAGGAGTTTCAACATCGCCTGCCTTAGTGTGGTGCCTGCAAGGGAGGCCCTGATACCCCTATTAGCCAGCAAGCCGATAAAAGCAGAAAGTTCTTCCACCGACATCCCCAGCTTCTTGGCCATTGTGCCGCCATAGACGAATGCCTCTGCTGCTTGCTGTATGGTGGTATTGGCAGTACTCTGAACCTTGGCCAGAACGTCATTTACTCTTCCAAGCTCCGACACCTCCAGACCCATCTGAGTCAGGATATTGGTGGCAATGTCAGCGGCCTCACCGAGGGACATCATCCCAGCAGTGGCCAGGTCAAGGACCCCAGGCAGGGCTTCCATTGACTCTCTGGCATTGAACCCTGCCATGCCCAAGAACTTCAAACCCTCTGCAGCCTGGGAAGCAGTGTACTCCGTGGTAGCCCCGAGATGGCGGGCCAACTTCGTCATCTCTTCCAGTTCTTTGCCTGTGGCATTGACCACAGCCCCGACAAACCGCATGTTCTTCTCGAAGTTGGCCCCCATCCAAGTAGCTGGCCCCAGCACCCCGGCCAAGCTCATACCAACCCGCTTCATCCTGCGTCCGAAGTCCTGGACTTCTTTTTGGGCTTGGCCAAGGGCCTGCTTCAGCCCCGTTACATCTGCACCAACTCTGACTCTTAGGTCTTCTCTCATTTCTTATTCCTCACGACAGGTTCGACCTTTGGTGCTTTCGCCTTCAGCTCTTCGCTTTTCATCCTAAGCTCCAGGTCTTCCCGCTCCTCCTTTAACTTTTTGGCTTTGGTTGCAACGTAAAGCCTGAGTTTTTGCTTTTCCATCCGGGGCAGTCGAAGGAACTCCTCGTGGGAACAATGAAGTAGTTCTGCAGCAATGTACATGTCCATGTACAGCGGCGTTACTTTCTCTGGGTCATCATAACCCATCATTCGGACAAAAAATCTTCTTCACGTTCCTCCTCCCACATCGTAAGAAGTCGAATGTCCCGTACCAACTGGGTGAATTGCTCACCTGTGATTCCCATGTTCCTTAGTATTTCCAACTTCTTGTCATCGTCCTCAACCACATTCCCTTCCTTGTCCTTGATCGGTACTGCGATCCCTTGGAGAACGATCTTGAGCCCCAGGTCAGTTTCATACTTCTCTCTTTCCTCCAGGTAGTTCTCATCAGTCAAGTCGAAGGTCTTCACGTGCTGCTTCCTGGTCAGCTTCAACTCCTTCCCAATCTCACTATCTGGCGTCACTACTGTGAATATCACCGGGGGCTGGGGAGCCTTCTTCTTGAACTCGTCTATCAGCTCCGATACGCCGCTGGACTTGATGGGGATGGCCAGCCTTTTGACCACCCCATTCTTCGTCACTTTGAGGTAAGAAATCCCCCTGGACTTGAACAAATCCGATCCTTCCACCAGTTCTTCAATGTTCAAAGTTTCAATTCTGTCCATACTATGCTCTCCTTCCTTTTTATTATGTGGTTATGTTGCTCGTGTCAGAAAAGGCGGTGATCGGCGACACCCCGCCATAAATCAGGCCGTTCATGGAGAGAACCACTCCGTCCTCCCCTTCAGTGATGGTCTGCTGATCAGGTGGGAAGTAGACCTCATCAAGCCTCCAGCCATAGTCATTACTTCCACTCCAAAGCACTTCCACCCGGTAAGCCATCTTGCTGCTGTCAGCGAAAGACGGAGTGCTGACATCAACCTCTCCCACAACCAGGGAAGTATGGCCCTTCCAGGTCTTCAGTGTATGGGAGTTGATCACAGTCGTCCCACTGAGCCAATCCCGCAAGTATTCCGTATTGACCGTGTCATCCAGCCTTGCTGACACCGAAAGAGGCATCGGCTCCGCTATCGCATCATCAGGCCCCTCACTGTAGGAAGCATTGGTGTCAAAGTTGCCCCTGTCAGTGTTAAGCACTTCTTCCACTTTCGGCCTTCCGATAGGGAAGGTCAGGTTGGCTTCAGTAAAGAGTACCTGGATATGATAACCGGTGGTCGCGCTCTGCCGGTCAGAAATCCTCAATTCTCCGTCCTTGTGTCGAAAAATCATGGCTTAGTCCTCCTTTACCACTTCATTTATGGTCTTCCTGTTAATAGCAGGTTTGGCCTTGGTTACTTCCATCAGGTCCTTATCCTTCAAGTACAAAGCCAAACTTCTGGCCCTGTTTACCGAAAGCCCATAGTCTAGCAGGGCTTTCTCTAATTTTTCTTTGTCTATCTTTGCCATCTTAATCCTCCCATTTTACCACTTCTGTAGCCAGTCTATGGCCACAGTCAAGTTATATTGCCAATGGTCAGGGTTTGGAACCGGGGTGTCCGTTACAACTTCCCTGACTTTCATGGTTTGTATAGCAGTAGTCGTATTCCCACTAGCAAAGTCATACAAGGGAATCTGGGAACCAATCTTCAAGTACTCATACAGGGTGTCTCGGAGTTCATAATGTCGGTTGGTCTTTGTGGTCCCCTCCATACTAACGAATATGTTCAGATTGAGAAGAACTTCTGCTGTCTGTCCTTCCTTCTCGCCTCCTACTTGCCGGTGGTACAAGGTGGTCCCAACTCCCAGCAGTTGTTCCTGGACAAATTCCGGAACTCCTCGGCTCTCAAAGGGCGTCCCCTCCCAAGCAAACGAAACCCCCGACAGATTGCTGCTCAAGTACCTCTCAATGGAGTATTTCACATTCTCTATACTTGCTTCATTGTTGAGGGCCATATTCCTTTATCCCTTGTAGTAGAATAAGTTCCACTTCTTCCTTAACCGGGCTCCGAGGTCTCTTGGCAGCTTGCCCCCTCTCATCTCCCTCATACTCATCCTGACCATTCCATAGGGAGCCTGCCTGCTGTGTCCATACTCAAGGAACAGAATGTAAGAGACCCCGTTCACCATTTCCACCCATTTATTGCTAAAGCCCTTTGTGTGGTCGATGAACTTTCCTTTGCTGAAACCCTCTGCTATTGCTTTCGGATCTAATCTCTTAGAACTTCTTTTCAGAGTCGGAGTGCCCCATCCGCCAAGCCGGTTGAAAGACACATACCACGCAGCCCTTGACCTCCCTGTATCCACGGGGTTCTTGAGAATTATCCTTTTCACCAAGTCGAAGGCAAACTTCTTGATCCCCTTCTCCACCTCCACTCCTGCTTTGGCCAAGAAGTCCTTCACATGCTGGTTGAACATTTCAGTCTCAACATCTATGCTAAACTGTTTACTGGTAGAAAAAGCTGCCATTACTTGGCCTCCTATTTCAAGTCACTCACAAAGTTCACCATATAAAGAGTTGAGCTGTCATAAGCCACAAACTCCAACAGGTCCACTGCTCCAGGATCACTCGTAAGGGTAGGGGGAGTTCCGCCCGAGAACTTGAAATTAGTTCCGAAGCTCAAAGTTCTTCCTCCGGTCGCATCCTGTATCACTTTCAGGACATAGCGGGCTCCAGCCTTCACATTGGTGGGATTGTCCAGGGTCCTGTTGTCTCCCAAGGTTACATAGGCAAATCCGCCTGAGGACATGTCCCAAGATATGTTTGCCCCGTCTGTCAGCTCCTGCCTAATCTGGCTGAACTCGTCCGCCTTAGCAGTAGGCATGGTCAAGGTCCCAGTCATAGTAGAACCACTCAGGGTATTTGCCAATGGGAATCTGAATCGCCCTCATAATAAAGAGCAAGAGAAGGAGCACTCCCAGTCCCGGTCACATTAGCATAAACCTTCCCCACCACATAGCTGTCACTCGCAACCTCATGATCCTCAGACAAGGTCAAAGGTACGATATAGGAGTCCTTCCCGGCAGTAATTTCATTACTTATGACCGAGGTCCCGACAACCGTCTCCGAGTTGTCATTCTTCAGCTCCACCAGCTCCCAATACAGCCTCAAAGTCTTATTCCCACCAGTTTTCTCTGCGTATATGCGCCAGTTGTAGACACCGGCCAACAACTTGGAAGGTTCGCCGGCATTTGGGCTGACCCAGCCAGCAATATACTCGCCATCC